CCTGGCATTGGGTCTTCTACCACCCCCAGATGAAAGATGTTGCCCTCTTCTACCGAGAGATGACGGCTTAATAGATAGTCTGTTGCTAGTTCTAGCCTTGCTGCGTATTGCTGTGTTGCCAGTAGTAAGAACTGACGCTGCGAACTCGATAGCCTCACGGAAATCTACTCCTTCTTTATACATTATGAGTGAGTATACATCACCTTTAACTCCACAACCATGACATATGAATGCACCCTTGTCATAGTTTACTGCTGCACTTGCATGTGAATCAGAATGGAACGGACACTTCATCTTGCGCCAACCGCTGCCCATAGAAGGCGCGGTGGCGCCTATGTAGTGGAGATACTCTTCAATCTTTGGTTTGTCCAAGCGCTCTCCTTAATAAATCTACATATACATAGCCAGGCATGGTGCAGTACCAATCTTCGGGGCTTCCCCTGCCCTTACGTTTGTGCCACACCACGCCTGTCCATGCTTTGTCGTTAGCCATCTCGACTATTAACTCTTCTGTCCACCCCGCCAAGTCCATCTTGGCGTGGTTTTTAATCTCTATTGTAACTCCAGGTATACCACTAATGTCACCTTTATCTAGCGTAGCACCAGCCAAGCGTCTGTCTACATAGGGAAACCATTGCTTGAGATACTTAACTACATCTCGTTCTGCTCCTGAGCCCTTGGCTTTTGCTGCGCTACCCATTAGATGTTTCTATTTGTCTATAGTCTCTTACTATATCCTCAAGATACATAGATGCTGGGTCAAATGATAGTGATATGTATGTGCTACCGCTATGGTCTGCCTTACCATAACGATTCTTAACAGGGGCTACACATAGGTATACATCTTGTCCCTGCATCATCTGTCCTACTGTCAGTACCATTGCTGGTATTTGAGATACCATGCCCTGTAATGCTGAGCGTGGCTGACATGGATAACCTAGTGCACCTTCTTTAGTATGGTGTAATACTAATACGCATGCGTTAGTATCTCTTGCAAGATACTTCAACTCTTTCATTACTTGTCGCATGCCAGCAAACTCTTCGTGTCCATCTATCGCTATGTCCATAAGATTATCTACTACGATAAGCGTTGGACTTCTACCCCACATAGTTTCAAATGCTGATACCTCATCATCTAAATCTTTAAGTGTAGGGCTAGGTTCAAATGACCAATAGAGATTAGAGAACTCTCGCAAGAACTCTTGTGCTTTGGCTGGTTCTGTCTTGAGCATGTACTCAGCATGTGCTTGTGTTATCTTTGCTTTCATAGAAAGCAAACGCATAGCCATTGTGTGTGCATTAGTATCAGCAGAGAAATATAATGTAGGTTGTTTTAGTCTTGCTGCGATATGTAATGCAATAGATGACTTGCCTGCTCCAGGTGTACCTGCAATTACAGTTACCTCTGCGCGTCTAAGTATCATGCCTTCTCTTTGAAACCCTTGGAAGGGAGGGGCGAGTGGTTCGCCCCCCACTTCAGGCTTGCCTATACTACGGCGTAATGTTTTCATTTATGCCTTTGTTTGGTCGGCTTGGAAACTATTCCATTCTGGTTGATTTGCTTTGATGTATTGAGTGGTGCACTTAGTCATGTCACCTTGCTTAGCAGGACAGAAGTGGCCCTTGTATGGGCCAAACTTACCTGTTAATCCATGGATGCGTGTCATCATACCGTGAGGACATACACGCTGACCATCAGTTACATTAGCGTATGCTGCTGGAACAAATGGTGCTACTTCTGTTGCACCGAATGATGTAGCAATTGCTGCTATCTGTGGGTTAGGTGGTACTGCTGTGTTAGTAGGCTTGACTGCTGCTTCTAACTCATGCACTGCTGATGCTAGTGATGCTAATGATAGGGCTACTACTTGGTCTAGTTCTTCGCCGTTCTCGGCGCGAACAGTAACAAGAGAACCTGTTGCTGTCTTAACTGTGATGCTGATAGGTGCTTCGGTACTTGCCATTTATTCTCCTTGAATAGATGTTACTAGGGATTTTTTTCCATCTCTAAAGGTACGGACTTTTATTGCTAACTCTATACCTTTCCAACCTTGTTTGATGTCAACGAAATGCAGTTCACATTTACCACTACCTGCTGGTAGATGGACAATGATTCCCTTATCTTGGTTGACACCACCCCAACTACCACGGACTGCCGTGGCAGGGTCATACGGCAGGCCGTGCGCATACACGGCTAACTGCATAGCAATCTTGTTTGGATACGAGATACTGCCTGTCTTTAGGTCAGAGATAAACAACTCACCTTTGTATTCAACTATGCGGTCAGGTGTGCCAGCAATCTTATACTTATCTAACACACAAAACTGTTCAATGAATACATTGTTAAAGTGTTTAGTTGCATCAGCGTATGCTTGTATGTCTGCAACATAATCTTCTGGTATCACGCCAAGGTTTTCGCCCCTGTCGTGCTTCTCTGTCAGTGTGTGTATGGCTGTACCTATAGTAGCCTGTGCTGTTGCACCTGCTGCTTCCATTGCATCTTCAACTAACTTATCCATCTCTAACTTGTTGTCTCTCGCTGCACTTGCAGCCAACAGTAGGTCAGGACGCAGTGTTAATCCTGCTGCAGCCATGCGCAACTTCCATGCTACTAGTGCAGTGCCATCATCTAATGAACCTGCAACTGTAGTAGTGCGTGTATACGGTACTGCTTTGCCACCCTTAGGTGGCACTACCATAGGTCTACCGTATCTATCTCTTGTTATTTCTACTGTCATAGTTCTCCCTTGTTAAGTAGATTAGAGGAGCAGGAACAAGGAGAGAACCAAAACCCTGCCACCTCTAACCTGCCCTCATCATAGCATAGTGTGACGGACTATGTATGATGATGCTGGCGTGTTGCGCCGAGTTTAGTAGTCTTCTTCTACATCATTAACTTCTGTTTCATCAATGGTGTAATCACCATCATTGAAGGATACATCTACATTATCTATGAACATAGACTCTGCTTCATCTGCATCTTCTGCTTCTACTTGGAAGGTACCAGTGATTCTAAATGTACCACCATATCTTGATGTAAGTTTGTGGCATCCAATGGATTCAAGAAACTCATTGACATCAGACTTAGTGACTGTTTGCTCACCGTCTTCCCATTCAACTTCACTGAAGAAGTCACGGACTTTATTTTTAAGTTCACGGATTGCGTAGACTTGTTTGCCAAGCATGTCGTTAAGGTCATCTACTGCCTTTGCTTTCTCAATGTAACGGACAATTTCAGATTCAGTATAGTTTACTGCACCATCTACTGTTGTGATTTGGATTGTGTTCATGTGTTCCTCTCGTTGTTTAATGCTCCGTGTTCGCCACTGGCGGAGCAACCCAGTGAGGTGTCCCTTATATAAAAAAAGGATTAACGATATAAGTTCTGCGCTTTTACCCCTCAAGGTAAACCTATACTAACAAAGATAAAGCCCTTGTCTTTATCTTATCATTGCGTCCACTCAGGGTGGCCGCGGCAAGGCGAGACGCGCCACCCGTAGCGTAATGGTCAGCATGTTCTACTACTGCATGCCATGCACCAAAGGCTGTGCCTCTGATGTTCTCTTGTGTTTCTGATTCGCTATAGATGGACCATGCTTTAGCACGGGAATCTTTAGCAATAGTCTGTTGCTTACGCTCACCTCTAGTGAGTAGGTCGTATGGTTTATCTTCTACTGTAGTAGGTAGAGGCCATACTCTCTTGAAGAAGTTAACTGCTTCTTGTCGTGTCATTGGCTTGCGTAACAAATTGTTAGCAACCAATTGATAGTCTGCTATAGCAGTGTATGTTAGGTTAGTAATGTTGCGGATGTCCGCAATAGATAACTCTTGATTAGTTGTGTGTGTCATGCGGTATGTGTACTCATTGTACTTTCTACCTGTGTTACTAATCAAGCCGTTAACTTGGTTAGCGCAGAACAAACGCTCAATGACTGGCTTAATTACTACTGATGATGAACCATCATGTGATGTCTTAACCAATAGGAACGCAGCATGTGGGTCATTGGCTACCTCTACACCTTGCGGTAACTCAAGTAGCATCCAGATGTTAGCACCACCATTAAACTCACCTGCTGCGGTATAACGTGCATCACCTGAGTCTACCAATGTATCTAGTGCATTAAATACTTCCATGTTCTGTACCATTTTGTATTTCTTACCAACAATACCAATGACTGTGTTGTTATCCTCACGGATAATAGCCTGCTTCTTTGGTACATCTATGTATGTGGCTGGTGTTACACCATGCTCATTAATAGATAGAGGTGTACTTACTGCTTGTAGTTCACTTGTGCGTACAGTCCAGTTAAGTCCTGCTTGTGTTGCTGCATCACGGGCAGAGGTAGCCTCAACTGCAGTGCCACCTCTTACCCATGCTGATTTGTTTTTAGTTATTGTCATCTGTCCCTCCGAATATGCCTGCCTTTACGCGTGGATGTAGTTCCAGGCGCATGCTATTGAATGCACCAACAGGCCAGTTAGTTTGGAACACTCGGCTCAATAGTGTTGCTAATGAATAGCCTTGTGCTAATGCTGGTTTCAATGCTTCATCTGCTTTACCATCTTGATGCTTCTCATAGTATGTAAGAGCAAGCAATGTAGTAGGTGCAGCAATGTACTTAGCGGGTGCATGCTTTGTTAAGAACTCAAAGCATAGTCTAGCCTTCTCTTCTGCTGGGTCATACATTCCTAGTGCATAGTCACGCACTTGAATATCTTTGAGTGCTAGTATAACAGCGGCTGTTGTAATAGATAGTTCATCTTCACTTGTTTCTTTACTTAAGTCAAAGTTAGTATAGAAATCTTCTACTAACCTAGCAGCGCTTTGTTGTTCAGGTGTACCCATTTCAAACTGTCCGTGCTCATCTTGACTAGACAGTTTTTTGATTTGTTCTATTCTTGATTTGATTATTGTTTTATTCACTTGCTTCTCCCTTGTTTAGTCGTGTGTCTATCCATCTATGTATGGACATGTTTGCCCCATACATAGTTACTGCATCCTGCACCCAGAAGAGTGCAGCATCATCGTTATCTGCTTCTACTTCTATCTCTACTTGTACTATGTAACTAGTACCAGCCATGTTTCCTCCAATGTGACCACGCAATTGATGGCTTATCATACCTATGTATTACATACTCCAGCCCCCGCGCAACTTGTTGCGGGGCTGGGGTCCCAGGTTTAGTACCTAGTACTTGTGCTATGCCATAGGCTGTTGAGTTAGGATTGTCTGCATTATATTTCCATGCTGACTCTTTACCCCATAGTTTCATCAGTGCTTTGTGTTCACCTCTACCCCATTCGGGGTACCACATCTTCATGTATGACAAAGCATACATCTTGGCTGCATATGGTGTCCATACTTTAGGTAATCGTTGTTCGTTATAGCATAGGTTATTGACATGCTGCGAGTAATACTTTAATGGTAAACCTACAAGACTTGTTAGTGTCAGCAGTATACTGCCACCAACAGCAATCCATTTTCTTATGTTACTCATTGCTATCTCCTTAGTCTTCGCTCCCATACATGCGGTCAGGCTCACTGTTACAGGTACATTCTATCACATAGTTACCGCAGTACTCGCAGTCTCCATCTTTACCTAACGCTGTGTCATCTTCTAGTGGTGGCTCATAGGTCATCGTAACAGACCCCACATACCCACTCAGCATGTACTGCTATCATATCTGACATTGGTGTTTGTTCTTCACATCGCCAGCATGCAATGGTATCTTCTTCTTCGTTTAATATCTTATGAAGCACTGGCGTTAATGCCCGTGCTGCTGCATCTAATTTATCTTGCAATTCTTTGCTCATTGTACATTCTCCCTTGTGTTAATTGCTTATGATATATTTTCATAAGCAATTGTATAGGTTCTTCTTCTTTGACTAATGATTCAATAGATACTTCATACCTGTTACATAGATGTATCAGGTTCTCAAGCGTTGGTTTTCTATCTCCTCTTTCCCAACTGCCTAATGTCATTGCAGTTACTCGTGTAATTCTAGATGCTTCGCTAAGTGTCAAGCCTTTGGCTTGTCGTATTGCTCGTAGTCTTTTGCGTACAGTTCTATAGGTTGGGTTCATTATCTTCCTCCATATTGCATACATCACATAGTGTGCCGCATTGACTGCAGCGTGCGTCATCATTCATTTGTTACTACCTTTCTAAACATCTGACTCCACCATCCTAGTGCAGTGCAGTCATTACAATAGTATTGTCCTGGTGTATCGCTGCATAACCAATGATGTTTATGCTTGCTCATTGTTAGTTTGGTATGACTTGCGCCATGCTTGTAGCCTAGCCTTGAGGAATCTGTTTTCTTTTAATAGTTGTATGTTAGCATACAACATAATAATTATTAGTGTTAGGCTAGTACCTAACGCTATAGTTATAGCAATTATATCACCTTGTGATAGATACATAATGTTCTCTCTCTCTTGTATGTAGTGTGTAGTTGACCGACTCGCTGCTCACCATCTCTGCTACTGCTTGGCTTACTGAAAGAGAGGCAGGGATGATTAGTCCCTGCCTCTATCTAATCAGACTTGTTCTACATCCAGTACCTCTAGTTGGTAACGGAACTCATCAGGTCCACCTGTTTTGGACTTAGCAACCCATTGGGTTAAGCGTCCTGTTAGTGTGACTGGGGTTGATTCTGCTGTGCCTTGTCGGGCATTGTCTAGTGCTACTAGTTCAGCAATGATTGCTGGGTCTGTTGCTTTGAAGCCTACACCTACGATGTATCGTGGGTTACCGCTTGCATCGCCGTTGCTCATGCGTGCAACATCTCGCTGGCTAATCCAGCCTAGTAGTTGCGTGCCGTATTCGTTAGTCTTGAGGCTCTTGTCTGTGAACGCTTTGATTGAGCCACTAACTGTTAGTGTATTTTGTAACATGTTTTCT